AGAACTTGATCGAATGAAGAAGTCGTTTCGCAAACTTGCGATTCGAATTAATCAGTTTGTGACCGCCGATTCGAGAGAACAAGCTTATGTAAAATATTGGCTTGATCTGGCTCTCTTTCAGTGTGTTTCATCATCCTCAAACCCTCCGGTTCGAGAAGAATGGAACACATGTCCTTTATTTTCGGGTTGGTTGAAAACACATTTGAAGCGATCGATCCTTCAAAAGGATCTTTCCTTCATTTACTCTCTCCAGAAAGGATGTAAGCAGGCTTGGCCTGCTTTATCCGACCTCAAGAAGGTAAAAGCACTGGATTCACATAAGGTTCGTCTTTCTGAGACAAAACCTCATTGTCCTCTTGATCTTTCTTTTAAGATCATGGAGACCAGTGCAATGTTGTTTGCTTCCTCAACATATAAGTTTGGTCATCGTCGTCCACTCTGTGAAGATTGGACGCAGTACCAAAAGTTTATGCCTTCTGGATCTGCCTGCCGACAAGTTTCTCTCCGTCATGGAGGGGCGCTCGGCTTATTTGGCAAATTTCAGTTCCCGTCAGTAAAGACTCCACTAGGAAGTCTTGGTATGTTAAATGCTAAGATTGGTGATTGGAGGAAGGAGAATTATTTGAAAGCAGTTGATTCTGTGAAGTCTCGTCTCTTGGACGAGGATGAAGGACAAAATCATTGCACCAATCTGAATTCGGTAGACGTCGTTGCGATTCCTGAACCCGGAAAATTCCGGATCATCTCCAAAGGAGATGGGTTCCTTTACACGGCATTACAACCTTTGCAAGGTTTTATGCTTAGTTGTTGGAAGCAGTGTTTCGCCTCGACAATGTTACATGACGATCTCACCAGTTCTATTCAAAAGATACACAGTGAGGCCAGGGATTTACCTTTATGGTGTTCGGTAGATTATGAGGCTGCTACAGACTTATTGAGGAAAGACGCATCATTAAAAGCCTTTTCAGGCTTACGCGACTCTCCTTATTTTTATCTTGGCTATTCCTCTCTACTTAGCGGTATTGCTCACTATCCTGACGGTACTTCCGTTCGCATAGTTGAGGGTCAGTTAATGGGTCATCCATTGTCCTTTCCACTACTTTGTTTAATTAACTTATCAGTTTATTGGACGGCGATTGACCGTTGGGTTGAGGATGTTCCTTCTTGCGAAAAGAGGAACACCATTCGTTTGGCAGAAATTATGCGTCAAAACGTTCTTGTCAATGGTGATGATATGCTTTTTAAGTGTACCAAAATCTTTCATGACAAGTACTTTTTACCATGTTGTGTGGATGCTGGGTTTAAGATAAGTGTTGGAAAACACTATCTGTCCCCTTATTTTTGTATGATGAATTCTCAAACCTTCATTGAACGCTCTTTTAAAGGTGTTCAACGAATGGTTAAGAGAACTTATCTTTCTCAAAAGGTGATAACTGGTATCTCCCTCAAAGGTGGTGAATCCGATTCTACTCCTCTTTTGGCCGCTCGCGACCTCAATAGGATGGTTCTAAACTTACCGTGGTCCGCATGTTGCGTTCCTCAGTGTTTGTCTAGATTTGAGAACCGTTGTTTTGGCAAGTATTTTCGTCCATGTTGGTATCTTCCTAGTCACCTCGGTGGCTTTGGTTTAGATCCATCATTTGCACCTGAAGATTGGTTCAAGAATCTCTCTCGGGTACAGCGACGAATGGCTTCACAGTTTATTTCAAGTCCTGAGCTACAGCTGTTTTCTCGTGAAGGATTTTCAATTCCTCTCGCGAAATTTGCTGGTGCGGTCTTGAATCCTAAACTGGTTATTGGAGAGTATATCCCCCGTGATTTCGAAGAGTTGTTTGAAGATGATCCCTGGGTGGCACGAATTGCTTATGCATTTCGTGCTACTGGACAAGTTCAGACAGGTAATTCCTGTTCTAACTTTTGTCCAAAATTCGTGAAAACGGATTACAGACTTCATCCTATGTCTCTTCGTGGTATTTGTGATTATTGGAATGCCCGATGTTTCACTACTAAGAAATCACCTTGCCCTCCTCTCGCCCCGATCTTTCCTTATAAAGGTCGATCTGATCGAGTCCTGTATCATTATTCTTATCCTGTGGTGCATAAGTCTCATGGTCTAATTCATTATGAATATAAGGCCGTTGATGTTTTTGCCCCAATACCTCCAATAGGTTTGGATGAGTTTGATGATCTGGTTAGAATGAGTAGATAGACGAATACGACCCGAGCATGTCGTTAAACTGCCCATTGGGTTTCTGTCAGTAATTGTCCAAAACGTTGTCTTTATCTTGATAAAGACGTAAATATTTACGTGCTAAATGTCACTATGTGGCTAAATGCCGAGAGACTACACGGATATTCCGTTTGGCGCTATGTGCTGAAAAAGGTTTGACAGAGATGAATAGTCCCGCTTATGATTTGCGGAATCCAATACGAAATCAATGCCTCAAAAATCCCGAAATGCCAAAATGGCTAGACCTAAGTCCACGGTACCTACGAGTACTGATACGAAGGGTTCCCTATCCAAGTTCTTCAAACTTTCGAAGAATCCAAAATTGTCCACGTTCTTTCCTTCTGGAGCTTCTGCTCGTGGTAGGAAGAGTCGTGTTGAAGTGGAAGATGAGTATATTGCTGATGTCGCTGGTAGTGTTACCTTTGCGACCAGTCAATTTCCTCTTAATCCCGGTCAGGCTTCTACTTTTCCTTGGCTCTCGCAAGAGGCCAAGTTATTTGAAAAGTATCGGATCCTCGGTCTCGAATTCTATTACCGCCCTCAGGTCAGCGCTTATGCGCCTAATGGCCAGACAGGAAAGGTAATGTTGAGTTTCGACTATGACGCTAGTGATCCAGCCCCAGCCACTAAACAACAAGTGGAAGATACACACCCTCATGCGGATGGAATGCCGTATGAGACTGTATTATTGTCAGTTGATCCAAAGGAAACAACTAAACAAGATTCCTACTTTGTTCGTAACGGTGGCCTTCCAGGAGGTTCAGATATTAAGACGTACGATTTTGGCACGTTAAGTGTATCCACTATTGGATGCAACTCTACTGCCAATATCGGTGAGCTTCGCGTTCGTTATGCGATAGCCCTACATGATCCGGTGTTAGAGAACACAATCAGTGCGCCTTTAAATCTTAGAGTTTCTCAATTCCAGAGTGCTGGTGGTAGTGAAAGTGCGGCAGCTACCGGGGTTTCTAAAACCCTGGCTCTTGCTACAATCACAACGAATGGTTTGCAGGCGGTTAATACTGCGGGTATCATCACTCTCCCTGTAGGCAACTATGTTGTCAATTTTGGGATAATGGCTTATGACTCGTCAGCAACGCTTGGATCAATCACCGCTGGATTTCTTCTGAATGGATCTTCATTGCCTTTTGCTCCGCAACAGACATTGAATACTTATTCAGCCGACAATCTATCGGTTTCCGGTACATACTTCATCACGTCGACAGGTTCAACAACAATAGCAATAACTGCATTGTGTTTGTACTCGTCCGGGACAACCGTTTTAAACGGATCCCTCGTCATCCAGACTGTCTAGTCTGTCTTTGACAAACGTAACAAATGTATTTTTGTGGAATCCTTGGTTTTCTTTCATGTGCCTTCGCCTAGGGCATGACTACATGTGAAAGAATTTAAGAGGACGAATTACCCTCTCCAAGAGTCCCCGATTCTGCATTTGCTTCATGACTAAAGGAATTTTACCGGATTCCAGGGGTGTCATGAATAACTTGCTGTTTCTGACTCAGAACAATCATTTTCATGAAGATGTAATTTAGGTTTACAAAGTATGGCTCGCAAAGAGCCAAGAAGTTTACCTTTAATGAATTGTTTCTTTCCGATTCGAATTTGGACAATTAGTCCTTTGAGCGCTTTATGTATAGCTCTTCGAAATCCGGAATCTAACATTTCAGTTACAAATTCTGAAAATGTTCTGAGAC